ATGCACAACATTAGGGTGTTGCGTGAGAAAATAGGTTTCTCACAACAGCAGGTTGCTGAGTCCGTCAATGTAAGCCAGCAGGCTGTAGCAAGATGGGAAAACGGTTTGGCAAAGCCAAGAGCGGATTTACTGCCCGAATTAGCGGTGTTATTCCACTGTACTATTGATGAACTCTTTAAGGAGCCTGACAACAAAACACCCCTGGCCGGGCCGGGGGCGTGAGAGGGGGGTGAGGAGATGGAGAGAAGAGATGTGTCTTTGGAGCAAGCTGTGAGAAATTTCTGTATTCGGGTATTGGAGGGCAATGGTCACCCCCAAGAAGTAGCGATCCTGCCACAGATGTTGCAATACGTGATGGGGCATGATCCAGAAGTAGAAAGCCGCCAGAACGAGCTGGCGGCAAAGGTCAACTAGGATTTGTAAGTATATCAGACAGAGCTTTTTTTACTGCTTTGCGAATAGCAGAATTTTGTAAATCGAATACATTTTTTACTCTCAACCAACTATATTCGTTTGCAAATGCCGCAGGATATAACTCTTGACTGACCAAAGGGTAGATTTCCGAAAGGCAGGAATCAAATGCCGAGTCAACGGCTTTTTCGATTGTTGCTTTATCCACCTTGTTTCACCTCCTTCCTACCGCCCATATTTTACCACGGGCGGGGGAGGGGGACAAGACAAATGTTCGAGTGACAGCAGCACGAAAACGGACAAGCGCCGATGAATACCATGACGAGGGAGGTGACCGGCGTGGAAGTGACAGAGACCATGGACTATTGGTATGACATCGTGACCCGGAAGGAGTACCGGGTCAAAGTGATTCGCCGGGTGGGCCCTCATCAGGTGGAGGACCAGGATGGAAATCTGGTCCAGGTGACGGAGTCGGTCACCTTTGAGGCCAGCCCGCCCATGGGGACCCCAGTGATCTACATAGACGGGGAGAAGGCTGTGAAGGCCGATCTGGTCGTGGAGGTGACGCAGACTACGGAGTCAAACGGAGACAAGGAATATCCCTTGACAATTACGAAATGGAGCGGCCTGCATGAGATCCAGGACCGGCAGGGGAGGACCGTCCGGGTGGACCGGACCGTATTCTCGGACGCCGGGCCGAAGATGGGCATCTCCAGGAGCATGATTCGGCACCGGGAGATCCCTTACACCGCAGAAGAGAGGGAGGAGGGCCGCCGGAACATCCAGCGCGTGGTCACCCAGTGCCTCCAGGCGCAGGGGATCTGGTAGGGAGGCGGAAACATGTGGTCCAGACTGAAGAAAAAACACCCCTGGCTCTATGAGGCAGCGGAGTGGGGCATGCTGGCGCTTTCGGCTGGGGCCTTTGTCCTGGCCTGCGCCGTGTATTTTGGGAGGTAACAGTATGATGGCAACCATGACAACACCGGCAAATGTGTCGGACCAGCTGATGGGGCTGTACGGGCCGGAGCAGCTGAGGGAGGTGGAGCGTCTGTCCACCTACAACTACCGGGCCCGGCTGGCCGGCGGCGAGATCGTGCTGGCCGTGGTCCGGGGAGACGGCTCCCTGGCGCTGATCGAGCCGGAGATGGACGGATGAAGGGATATAAAAAGTCCCGGACGGCTCACTCAAACCGTCCGGGACAGTTGACAAAGGGGTTTGTCAACCATGAGAACATTTGTATTATACCACGAGAACATGTGTTTGACAAGGGGGGATTGGGATGATCCCAGAAAATTTACGGGAAGAGTGGGCCCGAGAGGTGGAACGCCAGGAGCTGCTGTTTTTGGCCTGCAACGGCGGCGGCTGGCCGGATGTGCTCAAAGACCTGGAGCCAGCGGGGCGCCGGGTGGCTCTGCGCCGTATTGGCTTCCGGGGGGCAGAGGAGTACGACATGCCCATCGATCCGATGAAGGAGGTCACGCCAGATAACCGGGAGCCCTGGGTCCGGCTGACAAATGGTGTAGCGGTCTGTCTTCGGGACGGATTTGTTTGCAGAGGGGTCGGAAGGCGGTGCCGCCATGGGTGAGAGCAGCGTCCGAAGCGGACGGAAAAAGGGCTATGTGGTCCTGTTCCGGGAAGTGGCCCAGGATGACCGGCTGAGCCTGGAGGCCCGGGGGCTGTTCGCCCTGATAGTCTCCCTGCCTGACGACTGGGAGTACACCGTGTCCGGGCTGGCGGTCAAGGCCGGATGCGGCCGGGAGAAGGTGCGCCGCCTGCTGAAGGAGCTCCAGACAGTGGGCTACCTGATCCGGGAGCAGTCCCATGACAGCGGCGGCAAGTTCGGCGGCAACGTGTACGTCCTCCAGGACGAGGCGCCACCGTTGCCCGGAAACCCGTCCAACGGTGAAGCAGAAAAAACGCCGTTGCCCGAAAATACCGTCAACGGTAAAAACCGTCAACGGGAAACACCGTCAGCGGGTTTTCCGCCACAACAGAATAAAGACTTAACAGAAGAAGAGACTAAAAAACCCCCTAAAGCCCCCCAGGGGGGCAAACGGCCCAGCAAGTACGATCTGGCGGAGGACGCCAAGCCCCTCCTGCTGGCCTATGTGGGGGAGGACCGGGAGCTGCACCAGGCCTTGGGGGCGTTTATCGAATTGCGGACCCAGCTCCGGGCCATCAACTCGGCCCGGGCGGTGAAGATGCTCCTGGGTGAGCTGGACAGGCTCTCGGAGGGCCGCCGGGAGGACAAGCTGCTGCTGATCCGCCAGTCTGTGGCCAACAGCTGGAAATCAGTCTTTCCTCTGCGCAGGGGCGGGAGCCCGGCGGAGCAGTCCATGCCGCCCCAGAGATGGGGGTGGGACTGATGGCGGACTATCTGCTGGCCCAGTCCAGCGTGCTGGGGTCCATGATGATCTCCCCGCAGATCGTGGGCGACGTGATGACCAACCTCCAGCCGGAGGACTTCACCGAGCCCATGGGGCAGGAGGTGTTCATGGCCATTCGGGCCCTGCACCTGGCGGGGGAGAAGATCGACCCGGTGTGTGTGCTCAACCAGATGGGCGGGCCGGACCCGGGACGCCGGAAGTACCTGCTGGCCTTGATGCGGGAGACCCCGACGGCGCAGAACTACCGGGAGTACATGGACATTGTCCGGGAGCAGTCCCGGCTCCGGGAGATCCAGCGGGCGGGGCTGGCCCTGGCTGGCACGGATATCACCCTGGAGACGGCCCGGGAACCGGTGTCGCGGCTCTATGAGCTGATGATGGACCGGCGGGGCGTGGAGTGCGTGGACATGGAGCAGGGGATGCTGGACTTCTACGCAGAGCTGGAGCGGACGCCCCGCTATCTGCCCTGGGGGCTGGACTTCCTAGACGAGGGGCTGACGGCGGAGGGCGGAGACTTTGTGGTGCTGGGCGGCTACCCGTCGGACGGCAAGACCGCGCTGGCGCTGTCCATGGCCTACGCCCAGGCGGAGACACTGCGGGTGGGGTTCTTCTCCCTGGAGACCAAGACCTCCAAGCTGTTCAGCCGCATCTGCTCCATGGTGGCCCAGGTCAGCAGCCAGCGCATCAAGCGCCGGGAGCTGACAGAGGAGGACTACTTCCAGCTGGAGCGCAAGGTGGACGAGGTCAAAAAGCGCAGGCTCTCCCTGATCCGGGCGTCCAGCATGACGGTGGAGGACATCCGTGCCTATACCCTCGCCCACCGGTTCGACGTGATCTATGTGGACTACCTGACCCTGATCCGGGCGCCGGGAAAGACCGAGTTTGACCAGGCGACTTACATCTCCAAGGCCCTGCACCAGATGGCCCAGGACCTCAACATCACGGTGGTGGCCCTGTCCCAGCTGTCCCGGCCGGAGGGCGGGAAGCCAAAGCCGCCCACCCTGGCCTCCCTGCGCTCCTCCGGACAGATCGAGCAGGACGCGGACGTGGTCATGTTCATTTTCCGGGAGGAGCCGGGGCTGTTACGGAGCCGGCGTATCCTCCGGGTGGCCAAAAACAAGGAGGGCGAGACAGGACAGATCCCGCTGGTGTTTCGTGGCGAGACCCAGACCTTCCGGCCAGACTCCGTGGGGATCATGCTCCCGCGGACCAAGGAGGAGCCGCAGTACAAGCAGATGGAGTTTGGAGCGCTGGAGGACCCAGGGGAGGATACCCCCGACGAGTTCACAAAAAATTGACACAAAGGAGTTATCACCATGAGAACATTTGCAATCGTCAACCGAAAGGGCGGGGTGGGGAAGACGACCACCGCTGTGAATCTGGCCTATGTGCTGGCTACCAGCTGCCACCTGCGGGTGCTGCTGGTGGATGCGGACGGGCAGGCCAACGCCACCCAGATCCTGCTCCCACGGGGGGAGTACGACGGGCTGGGGGCCCTGATGCGGGGCATGGCTATCTGCTATGACGAGCTGGTGGTACATACCGACGTGGAGGGGCTGGATGTCCTCCCGGCGTCGGAGGATCTGTGGGCCCTGGACCTGGAGGCCGCCGGCGGCGAGGGTGGCCGGAGCTACCGGACCCTGCGGGACATGCGGGAGGCGGTGGACGAGGACGGAGCCTATGACGTGATGGTCATCGACTGCCCGCCCAACCTGTCCGCCGCCTGCGTGTCCGCCATCCTGGCCAGCGACGCCGTCATCATCCCCGTGCTGTCCGACGCCTGCTCTGCCACCGGCGTGGCCGACCTGATGGAGCAGATCGACAGCCTGCGGTATATCCGGCCGGAGATCCGGGTGGCCGGGGTGCTGGTCAACCAGTGGCACCGCTCCCCGGTGGTGGAGGATGCGGCGGCCTATCTCCGGGAGGACGGGCGGGTGCCGGTATATGACACCGTCATCCGCAGGACGGACAAGGTGCCGGAGAGCTCCTGGGCCCGGATGGCCGTCCAGCAGTGGAGCCCCTGGTGCTCCGCCGCCAGAGACTACCGGGCGTGGGCGGCTGAGCTGCTGACAAAGGAGGGGCTGGACCATGAGTAAGCCGGATCTGGGGCGGATCATCGCCCAGACGATGGCGCCGCCGGCAGACGGGCGGACCATTGAGACCATCACCAAGGACATTCTGGAGGCCCAGCGTCGGGGTGGGGAGGCTGTCCTGACCATCGGGCGGTGCCTCATCGAGGCCAAGGACATGTTACCACACGGAGAGTGGCTACCCTGGCTGGCCGAAAAGGTAGGATACTCTGAAAAGACTGCTCAGAATTTCATGCGCCTGGCACGGGAGTTCTCAAATCCGCAAGCGATTGCGGATTTGGGGGCCACAAAGGCACTGAAGCTCCTGGCCCTGCCGCCGGATGAGCGGGAGCGATTTGTAGCCGACCACAATGTCATCGACATGACCACCCGCCAGCTGGAGCAGGCCATCCGGGACCGGGACGAGGCCCGGCAGGCCGCCGAGGCGGCCAAGGCGGACGCGGCTGCGGCGGAGCAGGCCCGGGCCAAGATGGAGGAGGACATGAAGCTGCTCAATGTCCGCTTGTCTGGGGCGCAGGAGGACCGGGAGCAGGCTGCACAGGCTGTGGCCAGGCTGGAGGCACAGCTGGCCGAGCTGAAGGAGCAGCCGGTGGAGGTGGCTGTAGAGACCGTGGTGGACCAGGCGGCCATCGACAAGGCCCGAGAGGAAGCTCAGGTGGCGGTGTCCATAATGCAGGCCAAGCTGGATAAGGCACGGTACGAAAAGGAGCGGGCGGAGGCCAGGCAGAAAAACGCGGAGGAGGCCCTGGAACAGGTCCGGCTCCAGCTGGAGGAGCAGGACAGAGCGGAGAAAAAGGCCGCCCTGGGGGCGGACAAGGACGTGGCCCAGTTTGAAGTCCTCTTTGACCAGGGCAAGGATCTGGCCAACAAGATGCGGGGGATGCTCCTGAAGGCCCGGGGCCGGGAGGACCAGGCCGCAGCCCAGGGGATGGCCAAGGCCCTGCGGGCCCTGGCGGAGGCCATTGGGCGGTGTGCGGAATGAGTAGCTGGTTTGAGCAGGCCCGGGAGGATTGGATGAATGAGGACCCTGATGCTCAATAGGATCGTGATCATGGGACGGCTGGGGCATGAGCCGGAGGTGCGGTACACCCAGAGCGGCAAGCCGGTGGCGTCGTTTTCTCTGGCGGTGGATCGGGATTTTAAGGACAAGGCCAGCGGAGAGCGGGCCACGGACTGGATCGATGTAGTGGCCTGGGACGCCAAGGCCAAATTTGTGCAGCAGTATTTCCATAACGGCCAGCAGGCTGTGGTAGAGGGGCGGCTCCAGATCCGGGACTACACCGGTCGGGATGGGACACGCCGGCGGGCGGCGGAGGTGGTGGCGGACAATATCTATTTTGCCGGCGCCAAAGCCGCCGCCCCCAGCGAGGGTAACGCACCGGAGGAGAGCCTGCCGCCAGAGCCCGGAGAGTCGTTCTCGGAGCTGGAGGATGAGGGCGAACTGCCATTTTGAGGAGGAGTCAATGTGGTGGAAGGGGGAATTGACTGATGACGCGGGAAGAAGCGATAGTCTATTTTGAGTCGTTGCTGAAACGCTTTGAAGAAATGCACGAGACCGAAACATCCTACTGGGGAAAGGTACACACTGAAACAACCATAGAGGCTATACGTACTGCCCTCACCGCCCTCCAGCCCGTCAGCCGGGAGCAGGTGGAGAAGGTGTGGCCTGGGTGCGAAGCTTGCAAAGACGCAGGTTTAGCAATTGGAGAGGTTCAGTTTTATGGACCTTTTGAAGGGCCTATTGATGTATCTGGAAATATGCACTACTGCCCCAATTGTGGTCGCCCTATAACCCCAGTGGCGAGGGACAGACAGGGGAAGAGATTGGAGGCGTTGAAAGATGGCAAGGGCGATTGATGTTGTGCAGGTCAAGGCAGAGATAGCAGCTGAAAAACTGGCTGTCATTATTGAAAATGGGAGCGTTTTGCTAAAAGATATGCAGAGCGGCGAGGCGGTTAAAATTGCCACCCTCACCACGCCGAACGAGCCGCTGACGCTGGAGGAGCTGCGGGAGATGGATGGGGAGCCAGTTTACATGACTTTCCCCTCAGACACTGGGAATCAATGCGGTCATTGGGCATTAGTTGGGACGCAAAGATGGGGTGCTGTATCGCTGATTTATGGTTGCGGATGGTCAAGTTATGAATCCGCCGTAGAAACTTTAGGGGCAAAATTTTACCGCCGCCCGCCGGAGGGAGAGGAGCATTGCTATGGCTGACCTGATATGCTCTATGATCTGCAAACACCGCTCTAAGCGCCCTCTGCGGAAGTGGCGGAACAAGGATGGAAGCCCGTGCTTTGGGTGCAGTCTGAAATATGTGAAGATCTCCCGGGTGTTTGACATGGATGGAGATATTTGTGCCGTTGCCGGGGAGGGGAACATGGCTCATTGCGCGTTTTATGAGCCGCTGGATGAGCCGGAGGGAGAGGAGGACACCTGATGGACATTTCTGGCACTGGAATAAAACATATCACCATGTTTGACCGGCAGTACACGCCGGAAAAGCAGGCGGAGGGACTGGCAATCTCTCAGGCCATCGTGTTTGGGCATTGTGACAAGTGCGCCTTTTTGCCACAATGCTCGACACAGGGGGCTGAATTCACGTTCCCTGCCGTCGCATGGTGTATGCATCGCAAGGCAGAAATCCTTGCGGATATGCAAAAGGAGGACACCTGATGGACATTGAGAAGCTGATTGAGCAGTTAAAGAGCGCCGCAGGAGGACCAGAAGGCATTAAGATGTGCCACGCCGCCGCCACCGCCCTCTCCACGCTCCAGCCCAGCAACGAGCCGCTGACACCGTGCGACTTGTGCCTATACGACCCACCATCGAGTTTTGGAGGAAAGCCGTGCTCCATTTGCCCGGCAGTGAGGCGTACTTCGGAAGGAGAGGGAATATAAAGCATGATAAGTCAGGGATTAGAAGATTTTTTGACCTATCTCCGGGAAACGGAACAGCAGATGCACATGGCGGCGCAGTCGGAACAGGAGGCTAACGATGCCACTCAGGATATTCTTCACCGGCTGGAGCTGTGCGATATTGATGGTGAGACGGCAGAAACCCTTGCATTGAAACTCCAGGCAGTCCGGCGGCCGGAATGGTCAAGCTGACCTGGCAATGGAGAATCTGCTGGGCCACGGGGAAACACGGACAAAAGAGGGAAGGGAGCGGGGACAAGAATGGATCATGAAGCGGTTTTGCCGGATCGAGTGAGAGAGCCGGGCTCCGTCCTGGTGATCCGGCTGCCTATCCAGAATGAGGTGCGCTCGCTCCAGAATTACCGGCGGTATGTGCTGGAGTCCATTGCCCAAGGAATCCTGGTGCTGGGCAAGGATGTGACCTACTGTGTGGAGCAGCTTGGGTGGATTCCTCCGGTGGTGCTGGGGGAGGAGCCGCCGGTGCCGGAGGAGCCGGAACCGTCCAGTCCGCAATGCACAGGGAGAAACGCTGCGGAGAAGCGGCGGATCTTTGAACGGCTCCAGCTGTTCCGGGGGGCCAATGGGCTGGGCTGTCTGCGCCGGATCTCTGATAAATGTACGTTTGGCATCACGGACGACCTGCTCCGGGACATCCTGACCGGCAATGCCTCCCCGACCATCAAGGAGTGGCGGGAGATTGGCCGGGCGCTGGACGAGCTGGAGGGAAAGGGGGCCGCCAGTGAGTAAGACCTTGAAGCAGGTCCGGGCCGGCCGCCTCGTGTGCGCGGTGGTCTACACCACGGCCGCCGCCGGAGACTCGCCCCGGGCCCGGACCCAGAAGCAGCGGGCATCTACCGCCGCCCGGGATAAGCTGAACGCCAGGACCTCATTCCAGAAGCTGGAACGGACTCTGGCGGCCAATTTTGACAACGGGGACCTGTTCATTACCCTGACCTATGATGATACGCACCTGCCGGAGGACCGGGAGGCGGCCATCCGGCGAATACGGTCGTTCCTCTCCAAACTGCGGAAGGCCAGAAAGCCCCGAGGACAGCTGCTCCACTATATTTATGTGACAGAGGGCGGATGTCCTGGCGGCCGGCTCCACCACCATCTGGTTGTCAACAGCACCGGAGAGGACCTGGAGGAGATCCGCCGGCTCTGGATCTATGGAGACAATGTAGAGGTGCGGCGGCTGGAGTTCAATCAGGGCCACACCTACGAGGACCTGGCCAGCTACCTGACCAAGGAGCCGCGGGAGTGGGGACACCCACAGGTGGGAGAGCGGACCTGGACGCCGTCTCTGGGGCTGGCCCGGACAGAGCCGGAGACGGAGACCGTCCCGGACTATGTGACGCTGACGGCTCCGCCCGAGGCCGTGATCCTGCAAAATGAGGGACCTGTCCGCAATGGATACGGCGAATTTGCCTGGATCAAATATATGCTGCCCTACCAGCCGGACCGGAGACGGGCCAGGAGCAAGCGGCGGCGCAGACGGAAGAAAGAATAGGCTTTTCTATTCTTTTCGGTCTCGGGGGTAAGTATATTCTCTTTGATTTCTCAGAAAAAGGGGGTAAAAAGATTTGCAATCGAACATGCGTTGTGGTAAAATCATCGTGAGGGACGGATGGGTGATCTGCCCGGTGTGCCAACGGGGAAAACTCCTGAAGGTCCGCGCAGACACGACCGCCCGAAACCTGCCACGCAAGTGCAAACGCTGCGGACAGGAGACCCTCGTGAATATCGAAGCGCCTGAGCCCGCGTCCAAAGTGACCAGCGCCTGAGCCGATGACAACCCGAGCAGTCGGGTGTCGTGGCTTGGGCGCTTTTTGTTTTGCCTGGAGGTGATAGCCCATGGCCCTGAAGCCGCTCAGGCCGTGCCGACACCCGGGGTGTGCCGCCCTGACCCGGGAGGGGTACTGTCCCAAGCACAAGCCTCAGAAAGCCCCTCGCCGGGTCTCGGCGGAGTATCACAGCTGGTACAGCCTGCCTATCTGGACGGACGACCTGCGCCCGGCGCAGCTCCTGCGGGAGCCGTTCTGCCGCGAGTGCGCCAAGCGTGGTGACCGTATCTGGGCCACGGTAGTGGACCACATCAAGCCGCACCGGGGGAGCTGGCCGCTGTTCATCGACCCGGCCAACCACCAGAGCCTGTGCAAGCGCTGCCATGACCGCAAGACGGCCTTGGAGCAGCGGAAAACGGGGGGCTTTTTTTGAGCACTGCACGGGAGACATGGCGGGACGCTTGGGCGCAGGCGCGCGGCTGGGCATGCGCCTATCCGGGCGCAGGGAGGCCTTCGGCCTCAGACCCTCCCCCCGGGTCAAAAAAGTCTGCGTGAAAGTGTGCAAGACCGCAGGCATCCCGCTGCGCGAAAAAATTTCCCCATGAGATGGGAGGCGAAAGTGATGGATCGAGAAACGATCAAGCGGCAGATACAGCTCTACCACAGCGACTGCCTGGTGGGCATGGAGCGGGTGGAGAGCGGAAGCGTGGATCTGATCCTCTGCGACCTGCCGTATGGCACTACAGACTGCTCCTGGGATACTGTGATCCCGTTTGAACCGCTGTGGGCGCAGTACCGCCGGGTGCTGAAGCCGAGAGGGGCCGCGGTGCTGATGGCGGCCCAACCCTTTGCGACGGACCTGATCAACAGCGCCAGAAAACTGTTCCGCTATGATCTGGTCTGGGAGAAATCGGCTCCAGTGGGTTTTGCCAACTGCCACAGGCAGCCCCTGCGGTCTCATGAGCTGATACTGGTATTTTACAGGCACCTTCCGACCTATCACCCCCAGGGGCTGATCAAGCTGGAGAAGCCAATCCAGAAGGCGGCTGCCCGCCGGGGAGGAAATGTCTATCACAGCCTGGGGCGGGCATGTGTGCAGACCTACACCAACTACCCCCGCTCGATCCTTCGCTTCCCCTTCCGGGGGCGCCGGGAGCATCCCACGCAGAAGCCGCTGGAGCTGATGGAGTATCTGGTGAACACTTACACGGACCCGGGAGACCTGGTGATGGACAACTGCATGGGGAGCGGGACCACAGCTGTGGCGGCGCTGAATACCGGGCGGAGGTTCATCGGCTTTGAGCGGGAACTGAATTACTACCAAACGGCCTGCCGGCGGGTGGCGGACCGGGCGGAAGAACTGACGGCGGCATAGGAGCAGGGAGGTGATGCGGGATGCCAGGACCGAGACAGCCCACGGATCTGGTGAAGGCCAGGGGAAAAAAGCATTTTTCCCAGACGGAGGAGGACCAGCGCAGGGACCAGGAGGTCCATGTGCAGCCGCCGGACCGGGCGGAGCCGCCCCGGTGGCTGGGGAAGAAGTTCCACGCTGAGTTCCGGGAGATCGGGGAGATCCTGCGCCAGGCCGGCCTTTACACGGAGCTGGACCGGGATGTGCTGGGCCAGTTCCTGGTAGCCCGGGAGCGGTGGCTCCGGTCGGACAGGCTGGCCTCCGCCGCCATCCGGGCCAGGGACGAGAAGCTGGCTAAGGAGTGGACGGCTGTCCAGAGCTCCTATTTCCGGCAGTGCCGGCAGTGCGCCGAGGTGATGGGGCTGTCCATCTCCTCCCGGTGCCGGCTGGTGGTGCCGGAGGTGCTGGCCAACGCGGCCAAGGACGAGGGCGAGGAAGACGAGTTCACCCGCGCGCTGAAGGCCAGGCAGGCCAGGGCGGCGGGGGGCTGAGCCATGGAGGAGCGGGACGAAGAGAGCGGGCGCTTTGTGTGCGACTTTGTGGAGCGCCTGCCCACTACGGACACGGGGAAGCCCTTCCGGCTGTATGAGTGGCAGCGGGAGACGCTGATGGAGTTCTACTCTACCATGGAGCGGGACGAGGAAAGCGGCCGGCTGCTGAGGAAGTATCAATATCTCTATCTGGAGATCCCCAAGAAGAACGGAAAGAGCGAGCTGTCCGCCGCCCTGGGCCTGTATCACCTGTTCGGTGACGGGGAGCTGAACGCGGAGGTGTATCTCTGCGCCGCGGATAAGGACAATGCGGGCATCGTGTTCCGGGCGGCGGTGTTCATGCTGGAGACCGCCCCCTGGACCGCCAAAATGATCGCCCGAGGAGAGCTGAAGGTCGTCCGATCCCAAAAGCGGATTGAATACCGAAGGCGGGTGAAGGCGGAGAACGGCGGCCTGCGCTGGGTCACGGTGGGGCTGATGCAGGTGCTCTCCTCGGAGTCCTACTCCAAGCACGGCTACAAGCCCAGCTGCGTGATCTTCGATGAGCTCCACGCCCAGCCTGACCGGAAGCTGTGGGACGTGATGACCGGCGCGGCCGGAGCCGCCCACGACCAGCCGGTTTGGATCGTGCTGACCACTGCGGGCGACGACCCGGACCGGCACAGCATCGGCTGGGAGATCCACGAGCGGGCGGTGGCCATCCGGGACGCCCGGCAGCTGCGCCGCATCCTGGCGGAGGGGGGTGACCCCCGACAGGTGCTCTCCCTGCGGAGGGCGGAGGAGGACGACCTCCCCCGGGCCCAGGCGGCCCTGCTGGAGCGGGACGAGAGCAACTGGCTGCCTGTGCTGTACGGCCTGACTGCCATGTTTGGGGACGACCCGGACGACCTGGACCGGGTGGACATCTGGGACGAGGCGCTGTGGTACCGGTGCAACCCGTCCCTGGGGAAGCATCTGACGCTGCGGGCGCTTCGGCTGGAGGCCCAGGCAGCCAAAAAGAGCCCGGCGGCGGAAAAGCTGTTCCGATGGCTGCGGCTCAATCAGTGGATCAGCGTCAAGGCGGTGGGCTGGCTGCCCCTGACCCTGTACGACAAGACCCAGTGGAACCGGCCGGAGTGGAAGGTGCTCAGCGCGCCGGAGCGGCGGGCGGCGGTACGGGAGTATCTGAGGGGGAAAAAGTGCTACGGCGGGCTGGACCTGTCCACCACCACCGACTTGACGGCCCTGGCCCTTCTCTTCCCGCCCCAGGCGGGGCTGGAGAGCTGGGTGGTCCTGTTTTGGGCCTGGCGGCCGGAGGACGGGACCCTGGAGGCGGAGCAGCGGGATCACGTCCCATACCGGGACTGGGCCCGGGCGGGCTTCCTGGAGCTGTGCCCCGGGGATATGGTGGACTTCTCCATGGTGGAGGAGACGGTGGCCGCTGTGGCGGAGGAGTTCCAGCTGGACACCCTGGGCGTGGACCCCTACCTGTCCCGCACCCTGACGCCCCGGCTCATGGAGCGGCATATCCCGGTGATCGAGGTGCCACAGGACATGAAAAACCTGTCCCCGGCCATGAAAGAGGCGGAGCGGCTGATCCGGGCCCACCAGATGCTCCACGAGCACAACACCTGTGCCCGGTGGAACTTCGGAAACGTGCGCTGCTATGCGGATATCAACGAGAACATCCGGCCCCACAAGCAGCGGAGCATCGGACGCATCGACACTACGGTGGCGTGGATCATCTGTGTGGCCGTGGCGCTGGTGAGGCAGGGAGCGAGCGATATCAACGAGCACATTTTATCCGAGGATTGGGGAATTTGATATGAAAATGCTGAGACGGTTGGGCCATGGGCTGGCCCTGTATCTGGACGATCTGCTGCTCCTGGCGGGCTGCGGGTGCTTCGTCCGGGCGGCCTGGGAGGCATGGGGGCGGCCGGCGGCCCTGGCGGTGGCCGGGACGTGCCTGGTGGCCTATGCCCTGGTGATCGCCCGGGCCCGGGGAGGTGGCGGAAGATGATGCTGGCCAGATCTGTGGGGCGGCCCAGGGCATCCCTGGAGGAGCGCACCCTGTCCTGGGACGAGGTGCAGCAGGCCCTCCGCAGCGCCTTCTTCTCCGGCGAGGAGCCGGACACCGGCCAGAGCGGCGCGGAGCGGCTGTCCCCAGTGGCGGCGGCCCACCGCATCCTGACCAACTCCTTCGGGCTGATCCCCTTCGGGCTCTACCGCAAGGAGGGGGAGGAGCGGGTGGCGGTGGATACTCCAGAGCTGATCCGGGTGCTGAAAATTCGGCCCAACGATTACATGTCCCCCTTCGTGTTGCGGAAGGTCGTCATGTCCAACGCCTTCTGGCACGGCTTCGGGGCGGTGTGGAACCGGCAGGGGCCCGGGGGCCGGGTGGTCCAGCGCATCCCCCTGCCCAGCGACTGCTGCGCCATCCGAAAGGACCAGGAGACGGGGCGATACTGGTATGACTACAACGTGGACGGAGTGCGGCGGACCTTTGCCAACTATGAGCTGTCCTTCCTCTACTTTGAGACCTATGACGGCATCCGGGGCCGGGGGCTGCTGGACCTGGCCCGGGAGGCCATCGCCGTGGACGCCATGACCCAGCGGTACGGGAAAAAGTTCTACCAGAACGGGGCGAGGCTGTCCGGCATCGTGGAGATCAACTCTGATGCCAGCCCGGAGACCCGTCAGAAGGTGAAATCGCAGTTCCAGGCCTACGCGACGGACGACGCCTTTGCCGTGGCGGTGCTGGACCACGACATGAAGTTCACCCCGCTGGGGGTCAGCCAGAGCGATGCCCAGTTCATCGAGACCCGGGAGTTCAGCGTGGAGGAGATCAGCCGCTTCACCGGCATCCCAAAGCACATGCTCCAGACGGGCAAGGAGAGCTATGACAGCAACGCCCAGCAGCGGCTCAACTATGTGACGGACACCCTGCTGCCCTATGTGGTGCAGTGGGAGAGCGAGGACAGCTACAAGCTGCCCCTGCCCCAGGAGCGGGACGCGGGGGTCTATGTCCACGGGAACGTGGAGGCGCTGCTGAGGGCCGACCCAACCACCCGGGCAAACTTCTACGAGAAGATGATCCAAAATTCTGTATTCAACCCGGACGAGTGCCGGGCCAAGGAGGAGAAGAACCCCATCCCGGGCGGGTGGGGCAAGCGATTCCTGGTGACCAAAAATCTGGGCTCCCTGGAGTCCGTGCTGAAAGGAGAGGAAAGCAATGCCTGATATCGCACTGCGGGGGGAGCTGTGGGACAACGACAGCGCCGACGTGCTCCGCTTCTGGGGCTGGCGGGACATCACGGCCCCCATGGACATCCAGGCCGCCCTGGAGGCGGCGGGGGGCGAGGACGTGACCCTGCTGGTCAACTCCCCCGGCGGGGACATGACGGTGGGGCTGGAGATCCGGTCCATGCTCCGGCGCTACCAGGGCAGGACCACGGCCCTGTTTCAGGGCTACGGGGCCTCGGCGGCCACTCTGGCGGCCACAGGGTGCCAGACCATCCAGAGCGAGCCGGGGGCCCTGCTGTGCTACCACAACCCCAGCGGCGGGGCCGAGGGGGACTACCGGGCCATGCGCCGGTCCGCGGAGTCCCTGCGCAACGCCCGGGACTGCATCCTGGAGGTGTACACCGCCCGGAGCGGGGCCCGGGAGGGGATCAGGAGCCGGGAGGAACTGATCTCCCTGATGGACCGGGATATTTTCATCACCCCGACCCAGGCACGG